GGCCGAAACAATCGGACAGATGGATTCAAAGAATGTATCTGCGAGAATGAGAGAAGGATGGGAATTTGTGAGAGCAGATGAATATCCGGACATGGAATGGCCGCAAATGGAATCAGGGAGATATCAAGGTGTTATAGCTGTTGGAGGTTTGATGCTAGCAAGAATTCCTAACGAGATTATTGAGCAGCGAAAACAATATTTTGCACAAGTTGCGCAAGATAAAGATGATGCTGTTGCAAACGATCCTCTAAAGGACCAACATCCTAGCATGCCTGTACATAATGAAAGCAGGCGAACTCGCGTAACATTTGGTGGCGGTAAAAAAGACAACTAGTTTTTTCTCCATAAGTTACAAATAACGACATGCTCGCGGTGAGTATGTTGTAACAAATTACTATGAGGATAAAATCATGGCTAATATTGACGCAGCATTTGGGTTAAGACCAATTGGTAAAGTCGGTAGTGGTGTTCAAAATATGGGTACAACTATGTACACTATTGAGGATAACTATGGCACAGCGATCTTTAAAGGAGATCACGTGTTACAGTCTGGCGGTTACGTAATAAAAGGAACTGCTTCAGGCGCAACTATTCTTGGTGTATTCAATGGTTGTTTCTACATTGACCCTACTAGCAAAAAGCCAACTTACTCAAATTATTATCCAGGGAGCATAAACGTAACCTCTGCAGGTTCGATCTCTGGTTCAACTAATATTGACGCGTATATCTATGATGATCCGTACATGCTTTTTGAAGCTCAATGTGATGGCACACTAGCCAAAACTGACATCGGTAAAAATACTGATACAGTTCTTACTGCAGGCAGCACTGTTAATGGTCTATCTAAAAACGAGATAGATGATTCAACAGAAGCTACTACAGCTGGCTTACAGGTCAAAATCATTGGGATTACGAAAGATCCAGAAAACGATGATGCTTCAAGTGCTAATGCTAACTGGTACGTTATGTTTAACGAACACGTTAAATTGGGCACAGGTATCACTGGAACATAATAGCTAGAGGAGAGATATAATGGCAATTTCAAGAATGCAATTGGTCAAAGAACTCGAACCTGGCTTGAATGCCCTGTTCGGATTAGAATATGACCGATACGAAAACCAGCACACAGAAATTTTCGATTTAGAAAATTCTGATCGTGCTTTTGAAGAAGAAGTGATGCTAGGTGGATTTGGCAACGCAGAAGTAAAACCGGAGGGATCTGGTGTTGTATATGAATCAGCACAAGAAACTTTCACTGCACGCTATTCACACGAAACAATCGCTTTGGCTTTCTCATTAACTGAAGAAGCCGTAGAGGATAACCTTTACGACAAAATCAGCACAAGATACACAAAAGCTTTAGCAAGATCTATGGCTAACACTAAGCAAATTAAGGCTGCTAACGTTCTTAACAGAGCGTTTAACAGTTCTTTCCTTGGTGGTGATGATAAGGAGCTTTGCGCTACTGATCACCCAACACTTAGTGGAACGCAAAAGAACGAGCTATCGACTGCAGCTGACTTAAACGAAACTTCGCTTGAGCAGATGCTAATTGATATCGCTGACATGAAGGATGAAAGAGGAATGAAAATTGCTCTTAGAGGTATGAAAATGATTATACCTGTAAACCTTCAGTTCACTGCTGAGAGGTTAATGAAGTCTGCAGGAAGACAAGGAACTGCTGATAATGATATCAACGCAGTTAGATCAATGGGAATGGTACCACAAGGTTATGTGGTAAACAACTTCCTAACTGATACTGACGCGTTCTTCATTAAAACAGATGCTCCTAATGGACTGAAAATGTTCACTAGAGCTCCTATCAGAACTGCGATGGAAGGCGACTTCGACACTGGTAATGTTAGATACAAAGCTAGAGAGAGATACTCATTTGGGTTCTCTGACTGGAGAGGTATCTTCGGATCACCAGGAGCGTAAATCATTTAGTGGGGCACATAATGTGCCCCATTATTTCTAGCATAACAAGTTATACAGACTGGCTAGACAGACGATATAGAGACTGTATGACAAGATCTATATGATCGAGGAGAATAAAAATGGCTAACAGTACATTTAGCGGTCCGGTAAGAACAGANGGTGGATTCAACGTAATCAACAAAGCTGCTTCTACTGGCGCAATAACAGAAACAGGTTTTTCAGTAAATTCAACTGGACAACTAATATCAATGGGAACTAGAAAGATACAATCTTTTGCTGGTACATTGGCATCAACAAATGCAGCATCAACTGCATACGGAGATGGTGATGTTCTTGTAGAGCTTGGTGCATTAAATACAGACGCACCAGACGGACTAGTAACCCCTACTAAATTTTTCATTCACAGAGCATTGATTGGTATTACAACTGCTGCAGGAGAAACTCTTGNTGGTGGTTTATCATTAAGTGCAACTTCTGGCACAGCAACTAACACTGCAGTTTCTTCTGGAACTGAAATCGTTGGTGCTGGTGTAACATCTTTTAACGAACAGTTAAGTGCTACACAGTCAATCACAGAAGTTGATGTAAACTTTAACAATACTGCTGGTAACTATCACATATTTGTTCCAAATATCACAGCTGCGATTGCAAGCAAAAACTTATATGCTTTTGCAACAACTGCGGTTAATGCTGATATTACTGCTGGAAGATTTACAGTGGAGTTAGAATACTCAGTATACTAATAAATTAGTGGGGGTGGTGCTGGGTTATAGGCCACCCCCCACAGTTTCTTAATTAAGGAGGGAAACAATGGCAGATACAGTTACAGGACCAACAATATTACAACAAAACGACAATCGTGTTGTTATTAAAATCGTTGTACAATCAGATGGATCAGGAAGCACAACAGTTATGGGAGATGTGTCAGCATTAGCTGCACGTGCAGACGGAACTGCTGTAGCACATTTAGGTTTACTTAGAGTTTGGTATTCTTGTCAAGGTGGAGATGGAGGTAACTCTTTTGCACGTTTAGATGAAGAAGATTCAGATGGAGATATTCCTATACTTGGATTAACAGGTGCAGGCTATTGGGATTTTAGAGAGTTTGGTGGTGTACCAGCAGACAAATCTAGCAATAGTAATGAAAGCGATGTAAACTTCGTGATACCTAGCACGGCTGATTCAGGCAACATGTATACAGTTATAGCAGAGTTTCAAAAGATATATTAGGAGTAAAATATGCCTACATACTCAGGTACTAATGCATTTACTCTTACAATCGAAGAGGTTATAGCGGAGTCATATGAAAGATGTGGCCTTTATGTAAGGTCAGGATATGATCTTAAAACAGCTAGAAGATCTCTTAATCTTTTGTTTACAGAGTGGGCTAACAGAGGACTAAATCTTTGGACAATAGAGCAAAGAACTAAAACATTAACTGCTAGCACATCATCATATGATTTAGATGCTGATTTAGTTGATGTATTATCTGCTGTTATTACTGAAGCTGATGACTCAACTGTTGATAGACAAATAGAAAGAATTAGTAGAGCAGAGTATTTAAATATATCAAAAAAATCTACTTCTGCTTCACCAACTCAATTTTATATTGAAAGAACTATAACACCAAAATTGTATGTGTATCCAACGCCAGATTCAGCTGATACTTTTAAATATTATGCAATGACTAGAATTGCAGATGCAGGAGATTATACAAATAATGCAGAAGTTCCTTTTAGATTTTTTCCTTGTTTAGTATCTGGCCTATCATACTATATTGCTATGAAAAAAGCACCTGATAGAATACAGTTATTAAAACAAGTTTATGAAGATGAATGGATGAGAGCTTCATCCGAAGATAGCACTAGAGCTAGTATTAAAATTGTACCAGATGTAGGATTTATTTAATGGGATCAGCTAGAGGAAAATATTCAAAAGCAATTTCAGATCGTAGTGGATTTGCATTTCCATATAATGAAATGATAGAAGAACACGATGGTGTTTTTGTACACAAATCTGAATTTGAACCTGAAAATCCACAAGAAGATAATACCTCTACTCATAGAGCAGATGCAGAAGCTTTAAAAAATGCTAGACCAGATAGATCAGAGCCTGTAGAAGTTTTAGTAGGAACAAGAACTTTATTTGATCAAAACAATACAATGGCTCCTCAAAAACAAAAAGAAATTATTTTTTCTGCTAAAGTAAATGCAGTGACAGTGAGTATATCATGACTACTTATTCTGAGTTAGTAACACAAATTAGAGATTATACAGAAGTTAGTTCTGATGTTTTAACAGATGTTCGTGTAAATGATTTTATTGAACACGCAGAAAATAGAATATTTAGAGATGTTGACATTGATGTTTTTAAATCAAATCAAGCAGCAAATCTAACTGCAAGTAATCCTTTTGTGTCATTACCTGGTGGATCAGCACCTGATCCAACTTCTTTAGGTACTATTAGAACTATGCATATATTTCCTGCTACTGGCACACCAACAAGAACTAATTTAGAACAAAGAGATGTTTCATTTATTACTGAATATGCACCAAATAGAACATCAACAGGGACTCCTATCTATTGGGCCTGGTGGGATCATAACTCATTAATAGTTGCGCCTACACCAGATCTTGCATATAATGTAGAACTAGGAATTACAAGATTACCAACAAGGTTATCTAGTACAAATACTTCATCTTGGTTAGGCAGTAATGCTCCAAGTGCATTATTGTATGGATGCCTTGCAGAAGCCTTTAAATTTTTAAAGGGACCAGCAGAAATGCTGCAATTATACGAACAGTCATATCAAAGAGCCATACAAGAATTAGCGATAGAACAGCAAGGAAGGCATCGAAGAGATGAGTACATGCATGGTGCAATTAGGTTGCCCATAAAATCAACAAGTCCATAAGGAGGATAAAAAATGGCAATAACACAGGCTGTGTGCACAAGTTTTAAACAAGAACTTTTAACTGGCACTCACAATTTTACTGCGACTTCAGGCGATACATTTAAGATTGCCTTGTATACAAGTTCTGCAAGTTTAGATGCAAGTACAACTGCATTCAGCACATCAAACGAAGTTTCTGATTCAGGAACATATTCGTCTGGTGGTGGAACTTTAACAAGTGTTACTCCAACAGCATCTGGAACAACTGCTATATGTGATTTTTCAGATATATCTTTTACTTCTGCAACAATTACAGCAAGAGGAGCTTTAATTTATAATAGCTCTGATTCTAATAAAGCTGTTGCTGTATTAGATTTTGGTGGAGATAAAACATCTACAAGTGGAACATTTACAATACAGTTTCCAACTGCTGACGCAAGTAACGCTATATTAAGATTAGCATAGGAGAAAATTTAAATGGCTTTAGTCATTAATGATAGAGTAAAAGAAACAACTACNACNACGGGAACAGGAGCTGTATCTCTTGCAGGTGCGGTAACTGGCTTTGAAACTTTTGCCGCTGGTGTAGGCAATTCTAATACAACATATTATTGTATTGCTCATCAAACAGCTGCAGAGTTTGAAGTAGGCCTTGGCACGCTAGACGGTGATAGTTCAGATCTTACACGTACAACTGTAATATCTTCTTCTAATAGTGATAGTGCTGTTGATTTTGCAGCAGGAACAAAAGATGTTTTCTGTACAATGCCAGCGAGTAAGTTGGTATTTGAAGATGCTAGTTCTG